AGGAAATGTAACTGGAAACGTTACAGGAAATGTAACTGGAGATACAACAGGTTATCACACAGGCGACGTTAAGGGTTCAGTATTTGGAGATGATTCTACCAAACTTGTTGATGCTATTGAAGGTGAAATATACGGTGACTTCTACGGAACACTTAGAAATCAAACTTGGATGGCAGCATATGACGGTTACCTTACTATTGCAAATGGTGGCTCTACTGGTCCAGGACCTATACAAATTAATGCGTCAGCCAATTTAGATTTAACAGCAGGTGCTGGATACACAATTAATGCAAACAGAAACATTGTTGCATCGGGTGGTGTTACAGGTAATACCACGGGTTACCACACAGGTGATGTAACAGGATCTGTTTTTGCAGATGATTCAACACAATTAGTAGATGCGGTTAGTGGTGTTCTTAGAGGAACACACATTGGTGATGTCATAGGTTCAGTATTTGCTGATAACTCTACTTTACTTGTAAATGCAGTTGATGGAACACTTGCATATGATCCTGCAACGCCAGGCGATTGGGATGGAGACGCTCCGACCACGGTAGGGGAGGCGCTGGATAGACTAGCAGCCGTTGTCAAAGTATTAAACGGTGGAACAGGAGCGTAAGATGGCTAAACTAACAGTAAACATCGGAACTAGCGCAAACGACAGAACGGGTGATAACCTACGCACAGCGTTTAACAAGATTAACACAAACTTTACGGAATTATATACTGCATTAGGACTAGATGATAACAGTCTCAACCTAGGAGCATTTGAATTTACAGGTAGTGTGATGACTACCACTGATTCCAGTGCAATCACAATTGATCAGGCTGTAACGGTATCAAGCGATCTAACGGTGGGCGGTGATGTTGTTCCAAGCACTGACCTAGGCAGCAGTCTGGGATCAGCAACAAAGAGATTCAAGGATCTATACATCAGCAACAACACAATCTTCCTAGGCAACACTTCACTGGGTGTTAGTTCGGGCGGCGATCTTACTGTGGGTGGTGCTAGTGTTTCATCAGTAATTGATTATAACGACATACAGAATAAGCCAACACTGTTCGATGGTGCATACGCCTCATTATCAGGAACTCCAACTATTCCTACAGCAACAAGCGATCTTACAAATGATAGTGGATTCTTAACGAGTGCTCCAGCACCGACTGTGGTCAGCGATAAAATAATAGCATCACAACAAGAACTTACCACTTCCTTTAGTTATACAGCAACAGCACTTACAATTACAGTTACTCCAAGTTCAGTCACTGCTCCGGTTTTTGTTACGTTTAATTTTAATGCAGTATCTAAAGATACTGAAAGCGACTCAAATCTAAATTTACAATTATATCAAGACGGAGTAGCAGTCACTGATAGTGAACTAACACAAATTTTAATGGACGATCAATCAACCACATATGCTACGTTTCCTATCTCATACTCATATGCGTTTGTTCCAGGAACAACAAGTGCAACAGTATTGACATTGTATGCTAAAAACGGTGGCGGATATAGATGTATGATAGGATCGTCTATAGGTAATACCTTCCAAGCAAATGCAATAGTATGGTAAGGTAAATATAGTATATAGGAAGCAAAATGGCAGACATACAAACAATTAATGTAGGAAACTTAGTAAACGATGGTCTTGGTGATGATCTAAGAACAGCGTTCCAGAAGGTTAATGCTAACTTTGCTGACCTTAATGCAGGACTTACTATTACTGCATCCAATGTTGGTAATGCTGCCGGCATATTTAAGGCGAAGGTCAATAACGACTTACAATTTAAAACTCTAGTAAGTGGCGATAAAATTCTAATTCAAGAATCCGAAAATTTCTTAACCGTTAATTCAACACAGGAAGATGCATTCATAAAGTTTGATACTGACAGTGGAAGTATTTCTGCATCAACATATGAACAGATAACACTACAGGGTACTGCTGCACCTTTATCAGAAACAGGGATAAAGGACATTGAAGTTACTGCGTCAGGTAGCACAGTTAACTTTAAAACAATTATTCCTGTAACGGAATATTTACAGACATATGATTTTGGAAGTATAAATGGAATCTATGCCAATGCCATTCAATTGGCAATGCAGACTGCAAACATTGATTTTGGAACACTAACATTTACATCAGACATTGACCTCGACTGCGGCGGTCTAACCTAGGAGGATAACCACTTATGGCAGTGACTTGGATAACGCCAGCGGGAGACCTAGGAACACTAGAAGAAAGAATAATTACATCAGTCCCCATAGAAGCAACTACTGATACTGGTAATGCTATTTCCTATTCTGTTATTGCAGGAAATCTCCCAAGAGGAATGATTCTAGTAGGTAATACTATAAAAGGTTCTCCAGCAGAAGTTACTAAATTTACGGAATATAGATTTGTAATACGTGCCGATGACGGAGATAAGGAAAAGGATAGAACATTTAAAATTGGTGTAGACGGTGCAGATATGCCAGAATGGATTACTCGAGAAGGATTTTTAAATGTTGGAGCAGGACAGGCTTACTTTGTATTGGATGATGCACAGGTTGATTTCCAACTGGAAGCAACTGATCCTGATGTAGTCGCAGGAGAAAATCTTGAATATTACCTGGTTCCTAATAGTGGAATACTTCCATATGGTTTAAGCCTTTCAAAGACTGGTAGAATAAGCGGATTTACGCAGCCAATACCGGCCATAGACTATGCAACAGCAGTAACTGGTGCCTATGATACAGCATCATTTGATACCGTTCCGTTAGACATTGCAAAGAATAATAGTCTTGGATTTGATAGTTTTTTCTACGATAACCAATACTATGACTATGGAGAGCAGGGCGTAGTACCAAAAAAATTAAGCAGAATATACACATTTGGTGTTGCAATTACAGATGGCATTAATGCCGTTAATAGAATTTTTAAGATTTATGTTGTATCAGAAGAGTTCCTAAAGGCCGACAACACATTAGTTCAGGTTGATACTAATTTATTCCAGGCAGATAATACTAGTGATAGGGTTCCTCTATGGATTACCGATTCCTATCTAGGAAGATATAGAGCCAATAATTACATTACTCTGTTTCTAGATGTATATGATCCTCCAACTCTTTCAGGAGTAATTAGTTATTTTATAGTTGAAAATAATCCCGACGGTACACCAAGCACACTTCCTCCGGGACTTGAACTTGATACCACAACCGGAGAACTTGCAGGCAAGGTTCCTTATCAGGCTGCCGTAACCAAAACATATCAATTTACACTAAAAGCAGTTAATTTTCCTGCGAGTATAGCACAACGAAATTATACGCTCGTCGGTGACTGGAGTTCTACTAGATTTTATCAAGAAAATGAAGCAGTTAGATACGACGGTTTCATATACATATGCAAATTAGAAAATATAAATCAATTACCAAACGAATCAAATTCCATTTATTGGCAATTAGGTGTTGGAACAACTGACAAAACATTTACTGTAGACATAATAGGTGAAATCGAAAGTTCAATACAGTGGGTAACTCAACCCGATCTAGGAATAATAAAGCCTAATCAACCTAGCAAACTATCAGTTGAAGCAATTAGCCAACTGTATGGTGGCCGTGTTACCTATAGCATCACTCAAGGAAATCTTCCTCCTGGTTTAGAATTTTTATCCAATGGAAACATAATAGGCAAGGTAACACAGTTTGCTGATGATGATCAAGAAGGATTAACAAGATTTTTTGATAGAGATAGCAGTGAGATAGATTCAACTGGATCAACCAGTTTCAATACAACATTTGATAATCAAACTACCAGTTACGACAAAAGATTTCAATTTACAATCGAAGCATCCGATGCTTCTGGATTAGCCAAAGACACTAGAACCTTTACAGTAAGAGTTGTTTCTGATAGTCAGAAAACTTTTGCCAACATATATGTAAAAGCATTCCAAAATAAACAAAAAAGATTGGACTGGTTTAACTTCATTACTGATGCAACTCTTTTTGTTCCTGAGGATATTTATAGATATGGTGATGAAAATTTTGGTGTGCAAACCGAAATTAAAAGTTTAATATTTGCAGGAATAGAAAGCACTGCCGCCACTCCGGTTGTGCAGGCAATGAGCAGAAATCATTATAATAAAAGATTAACATTTGGAAGTCTAAAAAAAGCACAGGCAAAGGATCCTAACACGCAACAAACACTTTATGAAGTTGTATATGTTAATATCGTGGATGAATATGAAAAGAATGATAAGAGTATTTCTAATGAAATAGAATTATCAGACAATATTAATAGTAAAGTTTTGGTAAGTTACGATAACATAACCATAGACAGTGACATTCCATTTGCCAGCGATGCTGACTTACAAAGAGTGTTTCCTAATTCTATTAAGAATATGAGAAGAAGAATTAGAGACATCGGTGAGAGAGATAGAGAGTTTCTTCCACTATGGATGAGAAGCATACAGGAAACAGCAACATTCGAACTTGGATTTACTAAGGCATTGGTAATTTGCTATGCAAAACCAGGTAGAGCCGACACTATTATATCTAGAATAAAAGCAAGTGGATTTGATTTTAAAACCATAGATTTTGTTGCTGATAGATATATCATTGACATTTTGGATGGACAGATACAGGACACATACATACAGTTTCCACAGGACAGAATAACCAAGCATACTGATTCACCGCCAAAACCGGACAATAATGATAAAAATCCAGACGATAGGAAGGGTGGAGGATTTACAGTAACCGCAAGTGGATTCTAAACAAATCTAGTATGATAAATATATACTGAATACAACGGAGATAAAAACGTGGCAAGATCGAATAACAGTTTAATTAACTATTTAAGCATTAATGAAAACTTCCCAGTTGCTGGGCAGGACAATGACACACAGGTGTTCAGAGATAATTCTGATACAATTAAAAACAGCCTAAGAAATGCTAAGGACGAAATCACAGACCTTCTCTCAAATGCCGCGTTCAAGGATGAGGATAATGATTTTGAGTTAAAATCAATTTCTAGAGCAGTCTTATTGAACAACAGAATAGGAAAATTCGATGGCGGTGCTGTTACTGCATCACCAACAACCATTGATTATAAAAATGGTGATTACCAAATTTATAGAGTAGGCGGAAATATATCAATGGATTTTTTAAATTTTCCAGGAGATCCTGTATTCACATCTGAAACAACTCCAATTGGTATGGGAAAGGTAACACTGGAACTTTATAGTGATGGCTCATCAAGAACTGTTAATTTTTTAACTTCGGGCGGTACTGTGATTAAGAGCAAAGACTTTCCAGGGTATGCAAGCGGATCACCTGTGCTAACACTAACATCTGCCACAGATCCTGTAATGATTGAAGTGTGGAGACACAATTCCACAGTTATATACATGAGATACATTGGCGCATTTGCATAATGTTTCATCCATTCCAGGAAGATCCAAAAGAACTCACAGACACTGAATTAACTCAGAGAATATCCGAATTGAGCAAAAAATATACCACTGCCGCACGTTTAGGCAAGGGTGAACTGTTGACACAACTCCAAACATTTGTTACAATATATAGAGATGAATTACGTAGAAGAGCAATGCAACCTACAAAAACAAATGATCAAGATAAGGATTTGGATCAACTTATAAATGTCGACTAATAGTATAATAGAAGTAATAGAAGGAATCAAGAAACACGGTCCAGAAATATTGGAACACTGTGTTATTCAAGATGCAGATTCCTATTTGGCAAGAATTGCTGATGAATTCTTGGATTATCCAAAACCCAAATCTAAATTGAATACCGATAATTGGTTCATGCCAACTAGTTATAAGCAGATTGATATAGAAAAATTCGTGCTTGGCAATTGCAAAACCGAAGAATATACAGAAAGAGCAAGACTTGAACTAGATGAATTCAAGAAACGTAATCTTATTATGCTACTAAAACAGGTAAAATATATAGTAGATACACTTAGAAAAAACAATATTGTATGGGGAGTAGGCAGAGGTTCAAGTGTTGCAAGTCTAGTTCTTCACATATTAGGGGTCCACAAGATTGATCCGATTAAATACAATATACCAATAAACGAATTCTTTAAACAAGGAGAATGATATGGCTAGAACAGTAAGAAGCATGCGCGGCAAGGAAATTGACATGGAAAAGTTAAATCTTAAGAATGAAACTTTACCAGCAGTTGGTAACATGAAGGTAAATGCACGCGGTGATGAAATTGGCAAGGGTGGTAAGGTAGTAAAGACTAGAGAGGAAATTCTAAAAGATTATTACGATAAAAACCCAAGAGCAATCAAAGAAGAAGTAGTAGATAGAGCAAAGAAACAATAAGAAAGGTTTGCATATGATTAAGGGCAAGGTAAGGGCCATCCATGAGGATGTTTTAGTAACAGGTATGCACTTTGGCGAGACAAAGACCGAAGGTGGAATCATCATCCAGTCTGATGATGCAAAGGCACACGGAGTAAAACCACGTTGGGCACAGGTATATGCTAAAGGTCCAGAAAATACAGACCCTTATAAAGTGGGAGATTGGATCCTAATTGAACACGGTCGTTGGACTAGAAAGATTGAGATAGAAAATGAAAAGGGCGAAAAGATTGATCTACAGAAAGTTGAAGTAGGATCCATCCTAGCATGGCAAGACGAAGCCCCATCAAACCTTGCATACTTCGGTGAAGAATACAGTGACGGTTCCCAGGCTACATTTGATCCTGGAATGTTTGTTAACAACTAGATTGCTGTCGGAACTCCAAAAACATCAAGTTTATCTTCTCTAACACAATAGACCATTTCTATTGGTTTTAACTGAAACTCTATCTGCATATCCCTCTTGATTGAACCAGCATTGTATCCAACATAGAATTGGCATTCTTCCACGGTATCAAACTTAGGTTGCTGATACCAGAATACGTCCTTGCTACCATCGGGATATGTTCCCATCATCAATACTATTATAAACCACTTCATAATAGTATTTAGATAAAAACTAGCAGTTAATAACTGTATGCTTTTTCAGGACACAACCTAAACGTTAGGGCCTTTCTTGGCCCTCGTGTGGTGTTGATGGATACCTCCCCTGACTTTGGATGGAATTCAATTTTGGTAATCTTAGCCTTGCTATTGTTCTTGCCAACAAGGATTTCTTGCCCTACTTCGAGGTTTAAATTAAGATTTCTAATCATGGGATTCTCCTTTTGCATAACGATTGTTATAAAAATATTTACCAGAACTCTTGACATGTATTAACAGATAGTATATAATATATGTAAATTAGAGGAGTTTAAATTGTCTAACATTGATCTAAACAAATATAAAGAATTCGTAGAAAAAGTCACATCTAACGAATCAAATGATACAAATAGCTAGTATGGAAGCATGGGATATCTAAGTGG